GTCTGTGCTATATAGCGGCCCGACCAGGCTTATTAAATCGTCAAATGCTAAGGGGGGGCCCGAAGGCCACTTTAAGCATTGATAATCTTATAAGGACCTGGGAGGCCGGCGCAATTCCATTGCGCCCCGTCGTGCACGTACGTACGGTATTAGGTTTGTTTAGGCAGGTATTCTCTGCGTCAGAATTACGCTTCTGATTGCGGGAGGACATCCATCCTCCATATGCATAGGAATAAACTTCCTTTCAAGACCTCCTAGTCGCCTGCCGGCTTTCGGACATGGTCTCAGACACTGACTCTGAGTAAACATAGGGTCTGCTATGTAAACACATGTATTTATGCAAATGCAAAGGTGTTGTTAAATACACCTAATTGGGCACGGTAGTTGTGATGTTAAAGGAATACAACGTTGGGCAATTCAAAAAGAAATGCAAGTTGAAATCAGTTCCCACACCACAGTACCGTTCCAAACGACCACTCCCGAGGTCAGATGTTGGACCATCAACCGACAACCTGAGCTGCACAGTATCAAATAAAGAACCATCATACGCCCCTGAACTCGTAGCTGCCGGAGCTGTAAACGATGAAGGACTAGTAGTCTGGAACTTGAACACTGTGTAGTTAGGACATGAAATGGATAATCCAGCATTGGTCTTCTGATTGGTAACCGCAGTACCAGCTTGAGTCTGACCACGACCATTTAACATGAACTTATCATACTGACTGGAAGTGGTACTGACACCTGCGACATAGCCCCGAGACACTGAAGTGACCTGCTCTGTATACCGATGGGCACACAACGAAATCTCTGGTCCATACCAATTATAATGCCACTGCATAGAACCTCGTTGGGCAATGAAGCAGTTGGAAATCAAATGGTAGGGCAACATAGAAGTGTAGTTGATGGCAAAATTCGATCCTGTAGCTACGAGTCCCTTAGCTGAAGACCATCCACCAGTGTCATAACCAGGTGCTGGAGGAAATCGAGTTTGTGTGATTAAGTAATAACCGCGCTGTGTGTCATTCGCTGTGGGCACTATAGCGTCAACAAAATTTGCACGTCTCAGCAACTGCCGAACTGAGCGGACGCTCTCACCAAAGTGCACTCTAGATCGCTCTAATTGAATGACACCACTGTTCTCGCCCATGCTCCGTTCTTCACCCATCTTCTCTTCCACGTATTCAGCGCTCTGAACAGCGAACGGGGAGTCAGAGTACTGAATTGTAGCCGGGTTAGCAAACTCCATATTTTCCGCACCACGTACAAACACTTGCATGTTGATGGTGGAAGAAGCAACAGGTGCTGACAACAAAGTGAGTACTTTGACAGACAAGATGCCGTTATCAAAAGTATCAGTATACGCCACTGAAGGGGTTGAACTCGTGGAGTATGGTGTGTTTAGACCGGAAAATGTGCTATAGCTGTAGCACCAAGCGAGAGCCTGCTGATACGGGATACGCACGTCAACCTCAGTTTCGGACCCAAGGTCCACTACCTGATTAAAGACCGTGGGACCGGTATCACTGGTTGTCTGCACTGCGGTGCCATATGGATCATACGAAATGCGCACACGTCCCTTATGGAATGGAGAGGCAATGAATCGAAACGTGAAAATGATGTCTCCACGCCACGACTTGAACATCTTGGCCAACAAACCCATGGGAGTATATTGTCCAATGGCTCCACTGACCTGAGACCCAGTCCACATACACGGTGTAACCTTAGTAGTGAACAAAGGAGTATCTACAGCCGTGGATGTTGTCCATGCAGCACTAGTTAAGTACGATTGCTTAGAGGCCCAGGATTCAATAGCAAGCTCATCATGAGCAGATAAGCCCACTACAGTAGGATCAATGGACAATTCATTCTTAGCATCCAGCGTAAGTTTCTCGACAGGGAATCCCAATTCTGGGGACGCCAACTGCGGAAATGGGGCTGGTCGAAACGGCTGCGTGTCCGCAATGACTGGGACATTAGTAAATCCGAATAACTTGGCGATTCCACTGACTGCTCTCGCACCCATTTCCGTTGCCGTAGCAAACTTTCCAATGACTGGTACACCCTTAACCAAGCCGGCAATACGAGCTACTGTACTTGCAGGCCCAGAAATTGCACCAGTGCCGTACTCATCTGCCTGCATCGACAGGCCCACACTTGGACCGGCGAGAATAACATCCTCAGCCCACGCATACACCTGTACAGACACTCCCTGACCAGTTACACCATTGGCGCTGGCAAGAGCATTGTAAATGATGAATCGCAGTGTTCCCATATTGATATAGTCCTGAGCAACCTGGGCTCGCAAAAAAGAGCGGGGGTAAAAGAAAGGTAGCACCATATCCGCGCCTTCAGAGTGCTGAGGTTTCAACCACACACCAGGCTGTTGTGAGTATGGGATAAGCTCAGAATTGGCTTGCCCACCAGCTGTGCCAGCGACAATAGTGCTTGGTTTGAACACTGGCAACGGCTGGTATGATGCTCGCATAGATCCATAATAAAAGGGAGAAGCGTTCAACACAAACTTCAAGTGCAAATTAGCACGCATAAAAGCAAAATTGTTGAGCTTGTACTTGATGTTCGCATTGTTGAAATACAGATTCCACGGTGAAATAGTGCTCAATACCCCAACTGTGTCTGAAGTGTTCCAAGTCAAATTCGCAATACGCACGGGGCGCTTGAAAAAATCCTCCAATCCAGCACTAGTAACAGCATCTGACACGTCAAATGGATTTTCAATGGCCGACTTGCCCACATCAATACCCGGAGACACATCCAAGAAGGTCGTTGTCTGAGTTTGTGTGGGAGCCATTGCCGGTGATTCTGTCATAATGACATCACTTTCCTCTGACTGTATCGTACACTTCCAGCCTGGACAGCAATTATCACATTCTGTGACATCGCCATACCAATACGTCGCAGTTTGACCACAGTTGTGGCACGTGATCTGGGCCGACGAAGATCCCATCTCACAATCTTGTTTGTTGTTTGTTTTTGTATTTTGTTTCGCGAGAGAAATATAAAATGCAAGAGTCCACTCATTCTACATGCAAGTTCGCGTTTTCT